CGCTCTTGAGGGAAGGGAGGCACAAACTCCGTGCCATCCCAGAACCAACCACTATCAACCGGGGAACCGTCAGGCAGGCCAATAAGTTCACAGCCGTCGGGGGCCGGGTCCGTAAGCTCGGCGATGATCACGTTAATGACCTCGCCCGTAGCAACAAGAACCACAGCGCAGCGCATTTTTTCTTCCTAGTGAGCCACCAAAACTTATACCATCTACCTAGGCGCGTAGGCCATAGCTAGCGAAGCGTTGCGTACTTCCTTAACCCGTCTGGTCCACCCGTGCCCGAACCGAGGGAACGTAACCAGCCCCTCGAGGAACACCTGCCGACGGTTGCAGAGCTCATTTATGAGCTCGACTGGGTCCACACCCCTAACCGCTTCCAACGTGCCCTTACCAATCATACCGTCCGCAGTTGTTCGAACCGACTCCTGCAGGGTCCGGGAAGCCCTGCCAACGCCCGAATTAACCGCGAAGTCGAACACGCAGTAATCCACCCCGTCAGGGAGGTCATCCCCTCTAACCTTGCCCCAGTATTTTACCTTGTAGAGGGGGCTCACGGCGGCAGGTGTGAGGGCCGTCATGTCCTGCTTTGTTGCGGTCCTGCCTATCCACGACTCCCATACTTTCTTGGTAACGCCAAGGTTGGTCATCCCGCCGGGGTCCTGCGGGTCGTTGGCGAAGCCCCCTTCATGCTTCAGGAGGTTAAGCAACGCGGTATGGAAGTTACTAAGCGCCACTAGGATACTCCGGGTCGTACGCCCTCGTAGAGGGTCCGTAATCGTAGTTAATTCGCTCCTGATCAGGAGACGTAAGTTTATTTTCCCACGCGCTCACGCCAAGGTAGCCAAGCACGATGGAAACAGGGGCGACCATCATGGTGGCCAGAACTGGACCGAATTTAGCCAAGCGGTCAGCCCCGACGTCAAAGAACAATCCAGCTACCAGCGTAGCAAATAAGACAACAAGGATGGACCACCACGCCTGCTTGGCTGTGTCCCGACGGAAGACCCGACGCGCCAGCTCCCACTGGTCAGCGCGGGGCATCGGGGGTAAGTGCCTTCATCACGCTATCGTGCCAAGCGTAGCACTCCTTCAAGGCGATGCGGGTGTCGTCGGCTCGGGCAGTTTGCCCTGCAAGAAATTCTGCATCGGGCTTGAAAAGTCCTGCTCCAGTACACTGGGGTCCACCTTGGTCAGCGGCGACGGCTGCGGGGGAGCGGGACATGTCGGCGGGCCTTTGGGGCCGGTTGCGCAAGAGGTCAGCAATGCGGCGCTGAGCAGCGCCGAGGCGAGCTTTATCACGTTCTTTCTCCTGACGAGCGGCGGCTTGGTCCGCGTTCATATGTTGCTCGCGCAGCCGGTAAGAGGCGGTAAGCGCAGCAAACGCTTCCGTACGTTGGCGCACGTCCTCGTCCCACTCACCCTGCACTTCTTCCTGCCCTGCCTTGAAGGCGGAAGTTTTCATGTGGTGAACTGCGAAGCCTACCCCTCCAACCACCACAAGCGCAGCGACGCCGAAAAGGGCAACCCTCCACGACGAGAGAGCGGGAAGTACCAGCCCCGCCAGCCCCCCGATCATTTGTCTGCCTTGTGGTCCAGCTTCATCATGATCTTCTCGAGCATGACCTTAAGCTCAGCGATGTCCGCTCGGTAGTCCACGCGGAGGACGTATTTCTCCGGCAGCTCCCGGGTATCCGCATCAAGCCGATCTATCGCGCGACGGAGGCCAGTAAGCGTCCACCCCCCGAAGAAGGCGGCTATGCCGAGGATAACATTTAGTACTACTTGCGTTACGCTATCCACGATCCGCCCTACGCGATACGGAGGATAGCGGTTGTGTTTGCCGCCGCCGGAAAGATGATCGTGAAGTCACCCGCCGTGGCGGTCTTGTCCGCACCGAAGTCCAGAACCGCGACGGATGCGTTGGTCAGGGTGGTGTTGGCCGTGCCGTTGGCCGACGGAGTCGTGTTGTAGATCAGCGCACCGCGCGCGGTCAGGGTCACGTTGGTGAACGTCAGATCGGTAAAATCTACGAAACCGGTACCGGCGCTAGTGCTCGTGTTCGACGCCGTAACACCAAGGTTAACCAGCGTACCGCCGCCCGCCGTGTAGTTGGCGCTGGAGACTTCGTTGGTAGCCGAGTACGCCGTGGTGTTGGCGTCAATGGTGGCGGACGAGGTGTACATCGCCAGCTTGAAGGTGTCACCACCAGTGTTACGGAAATCATGCACAGCAAGCAGGATTTCCGCCTTGAAGCTCGTCGTCATAGCTTGCGTGATAGCCATAGGGGTTCTCCTTTACTTAGCTGTCCAACACAGGGATTAACTCGGGGTGCCCTGCCTTACGGAACTTGGACACCAGAGTGACGTTGTGGGCCCGCACGGCCTCCTTCATGTAGAAGACGAGGATTGCGCGGAGAGTGTCTTGGTACGCCAGCGCCTGCTCGCGCAGGACGGGCGGGACGTTATCCCCGATGGAGATGATCCTGCTAAGGGCTCGCTCTGCAACTTCCTCGGGGGTGGCCCCACGATGGTTGGTCGTTGCAACCATGACGTTGCCCAGAACTGCGGCTGATACTGAGTCGAAGCTCATCGGACAGGACCTTTAAGGTACGTTAGGGCGGAGGCCATAACAGTAGCGTCGTCACGAAAGTACCCCAACCCTATATTACAGGCGTTGCACAGCAGTCCGCGCACCGCTCGGGTCGTGTGGCAATGATCCACATGGAAGTATTTTCCCCCCCGCCCCGGGGACTCAGAACCGCATATGGCGCAACAACCGAACTGCGCTGCCAGCATGGCGTCGTAAATCTCAGGGGTAATCCCATACTGCGTTTTTAAGTATGAAGTACGCTTACGGGTGAACGTCTTCTCGGGTTCTGCCAACTTACGCTGCCGCCAGTACTCATTACGCGCAGCGCGGTTTTCCGGTTTGCTGTTCCGAGCATACTCCCGCTTCTTCTCCTTAGTGATGTTAGCAGCATAGTAGGCTTTGAACTCCAAAGACTTGCACGGTTTACAGTACGCCTGTAACACCCCCTTGGCCTTGTTGGCCCAAGAGAAAGCCTCTGTAGGCTTGCTCTCCTTGCACTTATTACAGTGCTTTGTCTTTTCAATTACTTCCATCTACCTTACCGGATACCGGATTTGCACCGTGCGATACATATCCTGTCTGTTCTTCCCCTCGCCGTAGGCTTTAAGCATTGCTAGCACGTTCTCGTACCTAGACTGGTACCCCGAAAGGACGTCTGCCTCACCCTTCATGAACGTGTACGCCTCAAGGAGCGAGCCATACAGGAGCACCGAATCGAAGTTATCCCCTAGCCACGTCGTGCTGGCGGTTACGATGCTCTCTGGGTAGTAGAAGTAGTGGAGCTCGAACTGGTAGCTGGCGTCGGGAGTAGGACCAAGGATGTAGGAGCTGTTGTCGAACATAGCGTAATGAGTCGGCGCACCCGTTACCGTTGGGTAGGGAAATGCCTCACGGATGAAGTTAACGTCCTTATTCAAAAGGTACGAATACGCTCCCGTGCTCGGTTCAATAAGCGCCAGCGAGAAGTTTGCCAGCCAGTCCGTAGGGACGGTGAGGTACTTGTTTCCGGACGAGGCACTGCCAACCACGTTCTTGCGCAGGTTAAGCAGCTGAACCGTATTGTAAACCCGCTGCTCAGCCTGCTCGATGAACGTGTCGATCTGCTCTGTAGACGTAAGACCACCAGACCCCGCCGTATCCGGGAAGTCATTCTCAACGTACGCTTGGATGGTCGATACGAGCGTAGCGTAGTTCATTGCCTAGCAGGCCTTGGCGTTAAAGCTGTTGCCGCGCGTGGTGTTCTTGGTGCCACGGATGCGCGTCGTCTGGGTGTTTGCGATCTTGTTCGGGTACCCGCTGGTCTTGGGCACGGGGACCGGCTTAGGCTGTTTGTAGTCGGCCATAGCTACTTGCTCCCGTCGTTGTTGTTCTTGATCGGCTTCTTGCCGCTCTTCTGGTTAGCGACCTTTGCAAGGTTGCGCCCCAACTTCTTCATCTGCTCGTTAGTCTTACCACCCTTGGCCATACCGACCTCCTTCAGGTTAACTCGTTACCACAGACACTACACCAACAGCCCCAGTACCCACCAGCGTATCTACAAGGCCGCTTAACTGCAGGGGGTTGTTTAGCCCCACCGGGTTCCAGCCCCACTGGATGATCCTGCTACCCTCGGAGGGGGTACCAAAAGAATCTACGTCTGCAGGATTACCGGGGTTAACCGTAAAAATCTGAAGACCTGTAAGCCCCGCTTGGGTGTAGCTGTTGTCTGGGCGCGGGTTCCTAAGCGCCTGTGGGTCGTTAACCGGGTACATACCCAACTGCAGCTGAGGTTGATCCGGTTCCCAGCACGAAGGGCAAACAAGGATATTCACGTTCTTGGTCTTGATGACCAGCGGCTTGAGCTCTTTCAGCTTGTACCGTTGGCCGCAGCGGTCACACTCTGCAATCGCCCACTTGCCTGAAGCGTACTTGCTAGGCATGGGTCACCTCAGTAGAACATCTGCCGGGGCGCTAACCGCAGCGATGCCTTCTCCCGGTCCTCGTCCGCAGCAAACTCCCACTGCTCGTCATACACCTGCTTCAGCATCCCAGCGCGCTCCAGCGCCCCGGGAATCTTCAACGACAGGTAGTAGGCAAGCCCAGCAACAAGGCACGGGAGGAACCGGAACGGGATGTCCGGAGTCTCGACACCGTTACCCGCATCTTGGATGCGCCTGAGCCGGTAGTAGATGAGCGTGTAGAAGCTGTCCTGATCCGGGGTCGGCCATACGTTGACCGTGGGGTAATCCACACCCGTCGTGGGCTCTGTAGCCCCCGACTGCCGGTTGATCCACATCTGGATCGGTCTGCCCTGCGCGTTCTTGTTCGGGATGGTCAGGTATGTGCTGGCGCTGATGCGTGTAATGTTAATATCTGTCTGGTTGACCCCGGTCTCGGTGCGTACGACGGAGTCGAGTAGATCAATGGTATCGACGGGGAGGTCGTAGCTGATAGTGCCTTGCGTAAGC